CATGTGGACCTACGAACAGAGCACCGGCCAGCTGTACGACGCGAACATGAACCCTGTGGGCGCGCCAGGCTATTCTGGCCACCCGCCGCACGTGAACGACCCGAACGCGCAGAACATCCCGTTCCAAGGACCCATCCCGCAGGGCGTGTGGAACATGGTGCGGTGCATCGAGGAAGGCGCCCCGCAGGGGCCGGTGGTGATCGTGCTGGCGCCGGACGCCGAGACGGAGACCTACGGGCGCGACGGGTTCCTGGTCCACGGCGACCTGGTGGAGAACCCCGGCGCGGAAATGGCCAGCGAAGGCTGCATAATCTTAACCCGCATGGTCCGGCAGGAGCTGTGGAACGAGCCGGACCACAAGATCAACGTGGTACCCACCGTCACTACAAAAGGAGCAATACAATGAAGTTTGACAAGAGAGTGTTCTGGCGGCTCATCGCCGTCTTCGCCGTCCTCGACCTGCTCGTCCTCGCCACCGGCTGCGCCGACTGGGAGAGTCAGGCCAGCAGCATCATCACCCTGCTGGGCCCCGCCATCCAGGCGGCTATCGCTATCCTGGCCGCCTTTGGGGTAGGCGTAAGCGAGAGCGTGATGGGCAGCTTTAACAGCTGGAGCGCGCAGGCGCAGACCGACCTGGTGACCATCAAGGGGCTGATCGCCCAGTACCAGGCCGCCGTGGCCACGGCGCAGCCCGGCATCCTGCAGGAGATCATCGCGGTGGTCAACACCACGCAGACTAACCTGGCCGCGCTGCTCACGGCGCTGCACATTACGGACGCCACTACGCAGGCGCGGGTGGCTGCGGTGTTCGCGGCGATTACCGGCATGCTGACCGCCATTACAAGCCTAGTCCCGGCGCTGCAAGGCAAGACCAGCGAGAAGGAGAAGCTGACGCTGTACAACGCCTTTAAGAGCAAGGCCAGCGGGTTCAAGGCTACCTTCAACAAGGCCGCGGTGGTGTTCGGCAAGCAGTACGAAATCTAGTCCGGTTCCCCTCACGGGGGAGGAGGCCGGGTTGGATAAACGGGCATGCCTTAGATTGGCGTGCCCGTTTTTTATTGCGGCGGCTCCCCGGCCATGCTGGGTGGGTAGCGGCCTGCGCTAGTGTTGGCTTGCGCGGCCTTTAACACTTCGCTTAGAATATTGTACAGGCAATCCGCTACGCTACGCAGTTGCTCTAAGCTGTTGTACTCGGCTAAAACCTTAAACACCATGGCCTCGGCAGGAGTTAGCTGGTACAGGTTATGCATCTCTCGCAGCCCCTGCACCGGCTGCCGGTTGCCGTACGGGCGGTGCAGCCCGGACTGGTACACCTCTGCCAGCTTCTCGGCATAGTGCAGGGCCTTCTCCAGGTCCTGCACCGGAGTGCCCTTGTGGCGCCACCGGGATATGTACTTAGTCGTTTGACCTTCGAGGTACCCCAGCCGGTTCAGCACGACCCAGTCCCAGTGCTGCATTCTGCCGCCCCGATAGTGCGCCCCACCTACTTGCTTATCATTAGCTCCCACGCGAACCTCCTTAAGTAAGTCGTACAACTCCCCGGCCCAATCCATTTCGCCCACGATTGCGTCCATGGGGTGGTAGCCGGGGTAGGTAGCTACCGTAGCCGTTTGGCACTTCTGTACCATGAAAGCGGCGTGCAGCACTTCATCCAACCTGGTGTCCGGCGGTTTCACGGCGGGCCTCCCGGCGCTCGATCCACTCCACGCACGCCTGGCGCCAGTCCTCGGCAGCGATTTGTACGGCCCAAGCCATACCTGTACCACGCTTTTCCTTGCGCTCTTTCCAAGCGTAGTACATCGGCGCGGCCACGGTGCTAAAAAACTCGTCGCCGTAAGCGGCGCCGCCTTGGCTGGGGTCGGACATGAAACGCTTTAAGTCGGCGTCCCAGGTTTCGATGTTCGTGTTTACCAGGGGGAACGGCTTTGTTTGATAGTGCGTGTGGGGGTTCAGCCTATAGTAATCGTTAATATCCGCGTCCACTGCTAGTTGGTGAATTACTTCTTTAGCACAATCAGTTTTAGAATAATGTTTATAAGCGGCTTCCCACCGACTAGTGTCCAGGCTGGCCGGGTACACGTGAAAGTTATTAGTAAACTGCCGGTACACGCCCATCGGCACTTCCAGCCACGCGGCCATGTACTCCAGCAAAATGCTAAAGTGAACGGCGTTCGCTCCGTACACACCCCACAAGGCGTCCCCGCTGCGCTGCATCACAGTCATATTCAGGCGCCCCCTGCGCAGGTCGAAGTATGCCTGCGTATTGCACGGCACGTCCTTACCGCCGTGGCCGCCTATAAACGGATCGCCTGTGCCCGTAACCGGCTCGCCATCTTCGTCGGTGTTGCCGGGGTCCCACATGGTGAGCACTTGCCGCCGGTCGTCGGGGTTCGCGCGCAGCCCGTCCACGATCCACTCCAGCTGGTCGTAGCCAAAATGCTTGCGCCAGCGGTGACCGTAGGCGCCGTGCAGCGTAACGCCATCGTCGCTGTACTTGGTCATGTTCTTAGCGAACTGCGCGGGCCACGCCACGTCGTTACGGCCCGCGAGCATCCATAGCGCTTCGAATAAATGCAGGAACGGGTTGGCGTCCCGCAGTGGCGAGAACAGCACCCGGTATAGCGGGTTAGTGTAGGTGGTAAGCACCGGCTCAGGGCTTACAATGACTTTTCCGTTCCGAGAGTCTTCCTCTACCCCGGCGGCGGCTAGCCAGTGGAAGCCTTCGTCTACGGCGTTATTGATGCTGGTGGCGGAGATTTCCATTATGCGGCTCCTGGGTACAGCTGTTTCGGGCGGCCTTCGCCGAGGCGGGCGCGCTCATGCTTCGAAAATTCACAAAGGCAATTCTGAAGATCCTGGGCGCTGATGCGCTGCATATTAGCTTCGCGTGTTAGCGGGTCAATTTGCGTTTGTAGTACTTTAAGGTTCGCTTCCCAGACTCCGTTCGGGTGTTTCGCGCTCGCGGGAAGTCCTAGAACGTAGTTCATACCCTTCATAGACCCCGGCCCCGGCGCGGCCCAGGTCCACCAGTCGGTCGCTTTATCGAGCGGCGGGGTAAACTTGGTATCCGCTACGACCTGCGCGGCCATAAACGAGCCCATGTCCCGTTGCGTCATGATTCGGGCGTGGAACTGAGCGAGCGTATCGCCTTTCCGGGGCCTTAGCTCCGCCCGTTCTTTCCACATCGGCGCTAGAACGAAATCCGCTAGGTAGTCCGTCTTCAGCCCGGTCTCTACGGCGTCAGCGTGGATCATGTAAGCGGCGGAGAAAATCTTCAACCCGGCTTCTTTCCGCTCCCGCATTAACTTCTTAAACCGTTTCGGGTTCCAAGGCAGCGGCCAGCCGAGAAATCCTAACGACTCGGGCTTGTTAAGTAGGCGCGCCACGACCATAGAGAACCACAAGTCCGGGTTATCGGCGCTCGGTTCGCGCCAGTTCTCCCGTATCCAGATCGTCACCTTATCGTTCTCCCGGTGTACATTGCAGAATCGGTAGCGCTGAAGGATAGGGTCCTTCGTCCACGGCTTCGCGTCTCCGCGCTCCTTCTTAACCCGCACGGCTTCGCGCTCTAGAATGAAGTCGAACAATGCTTTTACTTTCACAGCGCGGCCTTCAATTTCTTTACGCTGTTCACAACTGAATCCTTGTCAACAAGTTTTAAAATTTTACCCCCGGAGTTCTCCGCCGCCCGCGCTACCATAGCGGCTCGCTCGTGAAAGCTGATAACGTTATTCAAAGTTTTCTCTGACATTTCTCCAGTTTCGTTCTTATCCCGGCGAGCGGAAATCCTTCGCAAGTTCTCCTGCGGAGAGATATCCAAATGAACGTAGAGAATTTTAGCTTTGAGCGACGTAATTAAATCTACATCCCACTTCACTGAAGCGCGAAGGGAATTGACTATTACGAACTTCACTTTTGGATAAGATAGAAGTAGCTCAATGGTACGTTGCCGAGCCTCCATATTGCTTACGTGATCCGAGCCGCGCCCTAGATTACCCACTAAAGCGAAACCGCTGGGAAATATAACTTGGCAAGACTTTTCCGGTTTTCCGCCCACTTCTAGTTTCAAATCAGTTTGAACTCCGCCGGGGCCACCTAACGCTAGCCCCAAAGTAGTTTTCCCACTCCCACTCCCGCCGAGAATTAGGATTATAGTTTTCACACCCCCTCCTTCTTCACGATCTTCAACAGCGCCGGCAGCGGATCTCGCCAGTCCAGCTCGACTACCCGTCGCCCGTGAGACAGCACGATTTCCTTATTCCGCTCGATAGTTTTTACCCGCGCTCGGGTGTTGGTTTCGTTTAACGGTTTTAGGTTTCCCGCCTCCGCCCGCCGCGCCTTAATGCGCCGGATACATTCCTCTATGGGCGGTTGGAGATAGGCGAACACCCAGGCGTTACCGAACTTCTCCGAATACGCTCCCACCGAGCCGTAAATGGTAGACAGGATGAGCCCCTCCAGCCACACGTTACAGCCGTTGGAGGAAAAGAACTCCACGCGGTCGATAATCTCCTGCTGGGTCTTAATCGTGTCGCACCCGCCGCAAGCGTTACCGTAACGGCCCAGCACGACCCAGTGCTGTTTCTCGAACGTCAAATCAATATCCCGACCGTCATTAATCGGCTTGGAGTTCTTCCCGCGTTTCATAAACTCGCGGGTCGTGTACGTCTTCCCCGAGCCGGAGTTCCCCCGCAAATTTATTATCAAAGGTTTCATTGTTCGCTCCAGTGTTTCTTTACGAGCGCCGCCAGCGGCTCCCGCATCCGGTCGGCGTACTTCCCCCAGCCGTGAAGTGCCTCGAACACTTCGCGGGTGTCCTTCCCGAGCGGATAGTGACCGTTACAGGAAGACTTGTATTTACAAAGTACCGTCTCGGCTTCCTGAACGTTGATACGTCGCTTTCGATCCGGAGGAGCCTTAAGACCCCCGAGCCGGGATAAAAGCGCGGCACTCACAGCCGTAAGCGCGGCGTCGTCTATCCTAGCCTCGGCGTCCCCGGTCGCCAACAGCGCCGCCCCGGCGCGAGGTTCTTTGTAAAACCCTAGGTTGCAGTCCGCGAAGTCCACCGGAAGGTCTAAACAGCGCTCCATTACGTCGCACATCTTGAAGGCGATCCACGGGCCGAACGCCGGAATCAGCCGCACCCGCTCCGCTACGTGCTCGAACCTGTTCGAGTGAGCTGCGTTAAACCAGCTATAAATAACCTGTTCCGGCTTTTCGTAATTATCCCGCAGCCATCGAGCGCAGCCTATCGCCGCCGCCCCGCGCCAATGCCTCCGCTCCGAGCCCCGCGGCCAGTCTCGGTTCTCATTTTTCGCGGCGGCTTCTAGTCCGTCCCAAAAGCGGGAGCCCGTCTGCTCCCCGAGATACCCCGCCGCGCCCAGGTGGTACAGACAAGAGTAGGCCAGCACGGTGCGGAACCGCTCGGCCTCTTTTAGCGGCTCCAACGCGATGTATACAGGGTCCAGGTCGCCCGTCGTAATCAAGGCGCGCCCGAAGGTTACCGCGGCGTCAAAATGTTGTTGGTTCATGGCTAGAAAAGGGCGCTCGTGGTGAGCGCCCTCCGGCTCTTCTTTCGCGGCCCCTAGGCCGAAGGCTCGGTAACGGTGATATGACCGGTTTCCACGAGGAACTTTTTGTGCATGCCGATAACTTTGACGAGGTCTTGCTTGCTCTTCACGCGCTTCCCCAGCGCCTTGGCGAGCGCTCCGAGGGTCATCGAGCCTCCGCCGTCTTCCTTGAGCGTGGTGAGGATATCGACGTGGCGCTTGATGCTGTCGTCGGTGGGGCCTTTCTTTAGCTTGATAACCGAGTCGAGGCTAAGGGGCG